TTGTTATTATTTCGACCGCTTCGGCTTCTTTTATTTCCAAAGTAGGCTTGGCTGGCTTTAGAAACTCCAAAAGTGATTTAAGTTGATTTTCTAGTTTTTCAATTGTTTCGTCGGTTGCGTCGGATGTCTTTACAAACTTCTCAAGTCTGCTAAGGTATTCGAACGCATCCGCTTCGCTTTTAAGGTCGATAAAGGTGGTTTCAGGGTTAGCTCCCAAGAATTGGACTGCGCTACCTTCGTACATCATTACCTCTTTAATTAGGTTCGCTTTGGCGTCTTGGTCGAACTGCTCTTTAATAGTTCTAAAGCCAAAAGAATGTTGGTTGATTAGCTCGCTCTCAATCATCTTCTGAAAGTCTTGGCCAGCTGCATGGCTACCAATTTTAGCCTCATATCTCAAGCCTTTATTGTCTTCGTAAAGATTGGTGATTTTTGCGACAACCTTGTTTTTATCGTGGTCTAGCAAATACTTGATTAACTGCTTCCCTTGTGGGCCACGCTCCATTACAGTCTTGGTAAACGCTCCTGGCTCAATTACATCACCATCGAGGTCTTTGTTACCGAAAACGGCAAAGTAACCCGAAACAATCCCTTGTTTCATGTCGCTATCTGTGAAGCCTTGGTTTAATCCTTTTTTTACAAAACCCATATCGCTAGTTTTTTCTAATTCCTTTAATTTATTTCTACTCCAAACCAATGCCTCTTTGCCTCCCCATGCGTCGTACATTAAACGACCGCAACCATCCTCATAAGAGCTAGAGGTTTGTAAATCCACCTCGTGACGGCTTAAATACGAAAACATCCGCTTTAACACGTCTAACGAAATCGGTCTGCCATTGGCTAAATCGTTGGCTCTTTGCTTACCTACTGGCGTTCCGCAAGTTCCCCAACCGAACTCATCAACATATTTTAAAACCTTTCTAGCGTTGTTTTTGACGGCCTCGGGGTAATCGGAATACGTTTGCTCGGCTTTATCTAGCATTGCTTATTCGTTTAGACAAATATACAAATAAAAAAAATTAGGAAACAAAAGGCGATTAAATCACAAACGCATTAGGAAAGTTTCGGCGAGCATAAGACTCGGAAATATAAACGACAACACAACTGCAATTAACAGTCTGAGCAGCTCCACCGTTGATGTCTCCAGGCTTATCCATTAAAACTTGGACTCCTTTCGTTGTAAAAGGAAAAAATTGGTCTGCTCTTATTGGTTTGTCTTGTGCTTGTATGTGTTCAATTCTTGGCTCTTTTGCTCCGCCATGAATCCATATTTTCCAAAGTTGTGTCCCTGTTTGATTTGCCCAATCCTCTGCCGATTTCTTTTTTCCTTCATTGTAGGCTCTTGTTGATTCAGTCCTAGCAATAGCACGCGCTCGTTTTACGTCAGGTATAAACTCAAGTAAAAGCCTTTCAATCTGAAACGGATTTAATCCGTCTGATATGCCTTGAGCGATTATCTCGTTTACTTTCTTTTGCGTTGTTTCGGTAACATCCAAAATAAGCTGACCAAGGTTTTGTAAAACCCAATCCTTAATCCATTCTTTCCAAGTATTCAAAAAGAAATCATCGGGAATAAATGCCTTTTCTTTATTGTCTTGTCTTATTCGATTAAACTCTTTTCGTGCTGAGTCAATAAAGACGGTTTGGTAAAATTGAACGTAAGCGTTCTGCATAGGCAACAAAGGCACAACTGGTTTAGCTTGTTCCTTCAATGCCTCGGTAAATATTTTTACTCCAAGGCGTTCGTATTTCTTTAGGTCTGCTTGTGCTGACCTTCTAACCTTAGAATAATTTATTTTTTTCATTGCTTAGGCTTGGAAATCTACAAAGTCTGTCGCTGCATTACCTAAGGCCTCCTCGCTTGGAATTACGTTGCTAGGTATCCAATGAACGTCCATTGCTGGGTCTTCGCTTGCATGCCAGTTTAATAAGCTTCTAACCTCATTGCCTGTAAAGTAAGGAGACTTGCCGTATGTATCAAGAATTACCTGAACATCGGGTTGCAACTCGCTAAAGCTGGAAATGTCGAAATCAATAACATAATCCATGCCGTAAGACTTTCCAAGCCATTGCGTAAACTTCTCCTCAATCATTTGGAGTTGAGGCATAATTACATCGGTAACTAAAGCCTTTTGCGCTCCTTCCAAATTGGCATAGGTTGCGTTAGATGTAAACAAAACTGGATTAACTCCCCAAAGACCGCAAAGAGTTTGCAAATCCATATTTTGAGAGTTAATAATGTCCATCGCAACTGGAGACAATCCGATTGCATCGTAACGCAAAGGAATAGATGAGGCAACTATTTTGTTAATATTTTTATTGCCGTTTATCCTCTCATCTATCCGCTCGTCCATCTTGGCCCTTTGGTCAGGCGATGGCCAAAACTCAGGGTTTGTGATGTTTGGCGAAATAATGCCCTTGGCTCCTCCGTTTTGGAAAGTCTTTTGCTTGGCATAGGTTGCCTCGTTGTTTGCTTGTAAGGTTGTCAAACCAGCCAAAAGAGGAGGCATTCCACGCAATTGCGCACCGTTCAAATCCCAAGTTAAATTCGTTGTTTTGATGTGTAATACTTGGTCGGCTGGTATTTCAATATTTTGGTCTCCAATTATCAATTTATAGCCGCGTACTGGCTCGAATAAACTGCCAGCGACAATCTCGACATAGTTAGACGGCAAAACGTACATCTCCTTTATTTTGCCCTTATTTAGGCCGTCTTGAGGAGCAAAACCGTAAACAAATATCTCGCCGCTAGTATTGTACCACGTTAGCATCGAATCCAAAAACTCGCTCCAAGTTTGCATTGGATTAGGGTTTTTGATTAGCTGGTTTACTGGGTCGGTATAACTTACATCCTCAAGCTCTTTTTTACGAAATGCTATGCTTTGCAATCTATTAAGCTCTTTGGAGTTGTACTTTCCGCCTCTGTATTTCTTGGATGCTTCGCTCTCTTTGTAAACGTAGGTCGGGCATTGCTTGCCTTTCTCTGCTATCTTTCTAATGATTGAGTAAACCAAGGCGTTTCCTTTGTATCCCTTGTCGATAAAAGTTTGCTGGTTTGAATCGTACCAAACAACAAGCGTGGAGGCCGTAAACTGGCCGTAAAGTATCTGATTGAGTAGGTTTACATCGGGGTAAGTCTTTGTCGGCGTTACTTGTGGCGTGATGTAATTCTGAAGAGCCTTTAATAGCATAGCATATTCGTTTTAACAAATATACCTATTTATTTTTTTCTAAAAATGCAAGTCCATAAAACCAAATTACAACCATAACAACGCGAGCTAACCAATGCCAGGTTAAAGGATTAAAATCCAATGTCACAAATACGATTAATAGGTAAGTAATAAACATCAAAATAAGCGAGGCAATTGTTTCTTTTGTCATATTGAGAATTTAAATTCTTGTTTCTTTTTTAATTCCATCATTGCCAAATATCTCAACGCGTCAATAGCGTGGTTATAATCGTCAATAGGACTGTTTAGGCTTTTACCAGTCTTGTCTTTATCCCAGGTATAAGAGCGCAATTCCTTTATTAGGTTTGTGCTTTCTTTGGTAACTAATAGCTTATGCTCTTGCAAAATCTGTATGCCAAACTTAATCGAGTCGGCTCCCTTTAGTACTGGTTTAATGTTGAATCCTGAGCGGTAAATTTCCTCAATACTTTTTGGTTCGGCCGAGTCTGCATATATTTTGTCGGTTTTATTTATTCCTAATCGGCTCATTTCTCTAATGATGTCCGAGTTTAACATCCCTTGGCGGTAAATCTTTTCGTCAACAATTAAAGAATCGTCGTATTGATAGACTCCAACCAATGTTGTTGGGTCGTTTGTAAATCCAAAGTCCATGCCGTAGCCAATTATCTTGGCATTTGCTGGCACTTGGTCGATTAATGACCAATTAGAGAAAATAACACCGTCTAAACTTCCAACCTGACCAAGGCCATAAACCCTCCACCAGTTCTCCCAGTATTTAGATGTCTTAGCCTTTTCTTTTGCCTTCTCTATTTCCTTTACAATTGCAGCGTCTAAGGCTTCGTTGTCTTTGTAGGTCAATATTACAAAGTCCGAGTCTTCGTCTTTTATAAGCTCTGTATGCACCCAAAATTCTTGGGTTGGATTATAATCTAAATAAATAAAATCCCTTGTACGGATTGATAATTGATTGTAGGATTCAAAGTCGATATTGTTGCACTCATTTACGAATAAAACGTGCCTTCTTGCTCCTCTTAGTTTGTCGGGTTGGTCTGCCGAAAAAAACTCAATAAATGAGCCGTTTAAAAACTTATATTTTAGGTCTGACTTATTGAATTGAGCGTCTCGATAATTGCCAGTCATGACCATTATATTTAAAAAGTCTTTAACCGCGCCACGCTTTAAGTGTGGGATTGATTCAGCCACAACCGAAATTTCGGTATAGGGAGTCTGCATTGCATGAGTAATGAGTAAAGGCAAAATCGAAAAGGTTTTGGACGATGAGGTGCCACCTTGTACAATCCTTACTCTTTTTCTCAGCTTTGATATTTTAGCTTGCGCCGTTGTCTTTTGGAACATTTAGGTCGATTCCTGTAAATATTGGCGTTTCCAAAATATGGGTTGTTTCTTGCTTGTCTCCATACTTCTTAGGCATTAGCTTAGACAACTCCCATTTCTTTGCGTCTATCTTTAATCTTTGCAAGCTCACCCATCCTGGGTCTATCTTACCAGTTTCCGAGTCTCTTTGTGGCTCCTCGGAATAATCTTGCTCGATACTTTCAAACTTTAATTCTGCACGAACATTCATTGCGTTCGCGTATTGGTTACGCATTTCCTCGTTTTCAGATATCCAATCTAAAAAAGTTTTAACCGCTGGTAAGTTTTTAGAATCTGCCGCAATTGTTGAACGCAAACTTTTTCCAAGGCATATTTCGCTAATGATATGCTCAAAAGCTTTTTTCTTGTCTTCGTGTTTCCAATGTAAGCTCGGTTTCATAATCACAAATTTAAGTAAAAAAACCTTGCCCGATTGAGCAAGGCTTTCCAGTTAACACTAACCCAAAACTATTTATTTAAGTGTAATGACCTCGCCAGTCTTATTACCAGCAAAGTCACAAAGTACTCCATTCCATTCAAAGCGTACCTCTTTCTCTCTAAGCTGATATGCGGCCGCCAAAGTTCTAATTTGCCTTTGTACAAGCTCGATTGTTTCAAACTTGCCTTTACCTTTATTCGACCAAGGCGACCAATTGCCGTCTCGTAGTCGGTATCTAATCTCTAACGAATAATCGGTTTTAGTTGGTTGTATTCTCGGCATCTTTTCGTCTAATTATAACCTCCAACCCAATCTCTTCGCAAATCTGCCTTAATCTGTTTAGGCTTATGCTTTCCCAACCATTTTCAACCTGGTTAATTGGAGCCAGGGATAGTCCGATTTTCTCGGACAACTGCTCTTGGGTGTAGCCAGCGGCTTTGCGTGCCTTTCTTATAAGTAACCCTTCGTAAATGCTCATTTGTTTAATCTTTAGACAAATATAAGATTAGGATTATAATACAAGTAATAAACAACATTTTTGTTTAATCCGTACAAAATCCAGCTTGGCATCCGCTACCTGTTCCAAAGTTAAAATCTTGTTGCAATCCAATTGTTTTTACTTGCTCATAACTCATTTCCTTTTTCCAAGTTGCATTCTTTTCTTGGTCTGCAAACCATTGCATTTTGGCTGGCTCTGTATCCCAATTTTTCCTAAGTTGTTGTACTGGTTTCCAAAAGCATCCAACGCAATTGCTATCAGCTGGAAAATTTATTCCACTTTGTAGCGCCCATTAGTAAATAGGGTAATGAGTTATTCTATTTTCAATTAATGGGAAATATCCTTCTCGCCAATCAATTTCTTGCCATTTATTGCGGTTGTTTTTTTCGCCTATAATTCCGTTAAAACTTGTACTAAATCTTTCGGCTCTTTCCTTTTCGTCATATCTAAATCCAATTCCCATTTTTACCTTTTCTCTAATGTTTTTATACCACCAATCAAATATTGGTCTTAATTTCATCTCGGTTGTGCAAAACCTAAATTGTTGATTAGGAATAGCCTTTTTCTTTTTGTTTAAGGCGTCAAAGGTTTTGCCAGCAACCCAAATAATTTCCTTTCCAATCAATTGCTCCAAGTCTCTTATTGCGTACAAAGTCAAGTCGCTTTCTGCCGTTGCAATAAAATCCTTTCCTAGCTTTTCGGAGGCATACTTTACAAGGCTTAAATCTTTTGGTTTGCAATTAATATCCTCAATTTGCACCAATGCAAAAATCTCGTAATCCGCTGGATAATGCATTGCCAAATAAGACGACGTTTTGCCTCCGCTTAAACTATTTATTGTTTTCATTAAAACGGCAATAAATTATAAATCCCCATCTGTATAAATTCGTCTCCTTTGTCAACTAGGCATTTACGAACGTTTAACTCAAAAACGTTCTTGTCGTTAAACCCGTATTTCTTTTGCGCGATATCCATAAGTAATTTTACTGGGTTGTCTAGATCGCTGGCTTGGTTGCTAAATCCAAAGAAAAACTCAATCCTCAACATTTGGTTTGGGTCAATTTCGGCTTTTGGCAACATAAAACTTATCGTGCGCTCGTAATGCTTATATGCTTCGGTTTTAAAACGCTTGCCTTGCCAAGCCTCGTTAACGCTTAGCGGTTTCTCATTTAATTTAAATTGGATCATTTAATATAATGTTTTGGATATGGTTGCTTTTTTAGCAATACATTTTTTTTCCAACTTTGATCAATCCAATATAGGTACCTAAATTGCCTTAATTCGTCGCTTGTTGCCCTTTCTTTATTTGCTTGGAGAAAAGCCGCAGATTTAGAAAGTTTTGGATTTCTTGTCATTAAACTATTGTGGTAAACTTCATTATCAACCGTCCAAAATGTAGATAAGTGCTCGCCAAAAAATTCAAAGTTTGCGCCCTGGTAAACAATTCCAAAACCTCCGCACCTTTCATCAGCAAATGATTGAATCCATTTAATTTTACAAAACTTGCTTCTTATGTACCTTATTGAATAAGCAATGGCCTTACTTTCTGAATTTCTTGGCGCTTTATCATCCAGCCACATTCTGTTTAATTCTAAATACTGATCCATTTCAGTTCCTTTAACAACACTTCCGCAACTAGCTGGATTCATTGCGTATCCATATTGTAAAACGCCAAGCAATTCATTATTTATAAAAACGCCTAAATGAATATATGTGGCGTTATAAAATTTTTTACTGTAATGGTTTTTTACAATTATTTCATTTGCTTTATTCCTGTCAATTTCAAGAATTTTAAAATTATCGGAACCAAAACCAATAATTTCTCTTTTTCCAAACATTGCGATTTGATTACTATAAATCAAATCTTTTTTTATTTCATTCATTTACATTTTGAATAAATCCAAGACCAGGCCAAAGTCCACAAAGCCAAAGCCACTACAAAAAGCAGCAAACTAGAAACCTTTAGCAACGCCAGTAGGGTAATCCCTACAAGCGTTACAAAGATTGCGTACAAATCATTTTTTTTCATTAGAACGGTAAGTTATCGTTTTCGACAATGCGTTTCTCTGTCGGCTTGTTTGCTACTTGTACGGCTTCCTTTTGCCAAACTTGTAAATAGTGCGTTGGCTTACCTTCCACAATTTGCGGCTTTTCCTTAATGTCTAGGTTTATCCATTCAGCATCGTTGTCGTTTAGGTATTGTAAAAGTCCTTCCAAGTCTTTTCTTGATTGGCTTACTTTCCAAATTTCTCCAAACTTGGTTTGAACTAATTTTGCGTTTCCGCCGTAAATTTTTGACATAGTTGTTTTGTTTAAATTAATTGATCTAAATTTTTATTGTCCTTAATTGCCTGTAAAATAAACAATTTCCAAATCTTATTCTTTGTCTTGGCGCCAACTGTCGACTCTTCAACGTACCTGGTTGTTAATCGCAATTCCTTACGAACGTCGCTTTCTATTTCTTGTACGTTAAACTCCCAAGGTTTTAAAATTCCTTTTTCTTGGAATTTGTTAAACCAGTACATCCCCCAGTCTGCTAGGTGCTTGCAATTTCCCGTTTCTTTGGCCTCCTGGTAATTGTCTCGAAAGGTTTGCTTTCCAACCTCAATCCAGTACGCAATCTCTTCATTGGTTGGCTCCTTTTCTTTGTTGTTTAAAGCTTGCACCTCCTGTACGATTTGGCTTTGGTGATGGGCGTAATATTGATTAATCCAAACGCTCACGGTCTTTTCGTTAACGTGGTAAAAATCGCCGTACTGGCCCCTCATTCCAGCGTGTAAAATATAGTTTACTCGGTCCTCAGTCATCCAGCCATAAGAGCCAAATAACTTGCTTAGGCAACCAAGTAATTCGTTTGCCTCTTCTTTTTTGTATTCCTTAAATTGTTTAAGGCCACAAACAAACTCCATTTTTCGGAGGTGCGTTAAAATTATCTCATCCATTTTTTAATAATTTTTGTTTTTGTAAATCCTCATAAAGTTCGTCAAAGACGTTGTAGGTTTTTGACTTTTCAGCTGGCTTGTAACTGGTTTTTAAATTATTGCCAATGTAAAGATTAAAACTATTTTCGGCCTTGGCGATTGTCATATTTTCACCCTCTTTTAAAACCGCCCATTTTTTAAACAATCTTTCAATGGTATCTGAATCCGTCGAATGTACCTCTGCCATTCTTTCAAAGTAGGGACGCTTTAAAGGCTTTTCTTTTTTAAAATCAATAAAGACATCCTCCAAAGAAAAAAGCGCGCCAGCGCCTATTTGTTTATTTACATTACCATTTACATTAACATTATCATTTACATTAACATTACCATTTACATTAACAGCTAGGTTTGCTAGAGAATTTGTAGCATTGCTAGGATTTGCTAGGTCGTTT